TAAGAATATTCACAGCTAGTGATCAAGTGGTTAGATGTGAGCCAACTAAAAGTGAAGATGTTCCAATAGCAGATCAAGCTACTAATTATATTAATTATATCTTTAACAAAGATAATAATGGTTTTAGTGTTTTATACACATGGTTTAAAGATGCTTTGTTAGAAAAAAATGGAATTGTAAAAGTATTTTGGGATGAGTCTAAAAGTGTTGAGCAAGAGACGTATGAAAATTTAAACGATCAAGAATACGCTTTATTGATTGACGATGAAGATGTTGAAGTTGTTGAAGAAGAAACTTTTGAAGATGTAAAAGCAAAAGAACAACTTGAGCAAATGAAACAATTAGCAGAAATGCAAGGACAAGAAGTAGGTGATATTCCTACTCCTATGTTACATAATTGTATTATTAAAAGAACATCAAAAGGTGGAAAAGTAAAAATTGAAAACGTACCACCTGAGGAATTTTTAATTCAAAAAACAGCTAAGTCTATTGAAGATGCAAATTTCGTAGCGCATAGAGTTTTAAAAACTAGAAGCGATCTATTAGAAATGGGTTTCGATAGAGAAATAGTTGAGAGTCTTCCAACATCAAATAATATTATTTTAAATGATGAAAGACTAACAAGATTTAGTGATATTGATGAAAGCCCATTCGAAAATGCGCCTGACGAAACTTCACAAGAAGTGGAGTTATATGAGTGCTACATCAAAGTCGATATGGATGGTGATGGAATTAATGAGTTAAGAAAAGTAACAGTTGCTGGTAGTGGTGGATATACAATACTTGAGAATATGGCTTGTGATAACATTCCATTTTGCTCACTTACGCCAATCCCAATGCCACATAGATTTTATGGTCGATCCGTATCTGAATTAGTAGAGGATGTTCAATTAATTAAATCTACTGTGTTGAGACAATTGTTGGATAATATGTATCTAACAAATAATAATAGAGTTGCGATTATGGATGGTATGGTCAATTTAGATGACCTACTAACTTCAAGACCAGGGGGTGTTGTAAGAACTAAACAACCACCAAGTCAAGTGATGATGCCAATGCAATCACAAACTATTTCTCAACAAGCTTTCCCTTTATTAGAATACTTAGATACAATTAGAGAAACTAGAACAGGGATTACTAGATATAATCAAGGCCTAGACGCTGATAGTTTAAACAAAACAGCTACAGGGGTTAATGCGATTATGACCCAATCTCAAATGAGAATGGAATTGATTGCTAGAGTATTTGCGGAGACAGGGATTAAAGATTTATTTAGACGTATCTTTGAGCTTACTTGTAAGTATCAAGACAAAGAAAGAATTGTAGAATTAAATAATCAATTCGTACCTGTAAAACCTACGGAGTGGAGAAATAAATTTAATATTTCTATATCAGTTGGTTTAGGAAGTGGATCAAAAGAGCAACAAATTATGATGCTCAACAATATTTTAGAAAGACAATTACAAGCTTTTAATTTACAAGGTGGCCAAGAATACCCAATGGTAAGCCTAAAAAACATTTACAATAGTTTAGCAAAAATTATTGAAAACGCAGGCCTTAAAAATGTTGAAAATTATTTTGTCAACCCTGATCAAGGCAAACAAATGGTGCAACCAAAACCACCACCACCATTAACACCAATTGAAAAAATTGAGTTCACTAGAATACAAAGTGAAGAAAAGCGTAAGATAGCTGAACTAGAATTAGAAAACAAAAAATTAAAAGCAGATATAGCTGATAGTCTATTAGGTTTTGAAACTAAAACTAAAGAACTTGAACTTAAATATAATACTCAAGTTGACGTAGCTAAAATGAAATCAGATGCCGACTTAGAAAAATTAATTACTAATAATAGAAATAAAACTTTTTTAGCAGCACAACAAAGTAGCGACACATTACAACAACAAGTAAGTGAACTAAATGAACAAAGACCAAGTGGACAAACTCCAAGAGGAGATAAGCCAATCGAACAAAGCTAAACAACTTTTTGAAAATCCTTTACTTAAAGAAAGTTTTGAAAAATTAAAAAAAGTTTATAGTGATAGTTTATTCAATACTGGTGCTAAAGAAGAAACAACTAGAGAAAAGCTTTGGTTAGCTTACAATATAGTTGGAAAAGTTGAACAACATTTAATAGAAATTTTAGATACAGGGAAACTAGCTTCTAAACAATTAGAAGATTTTAGAACAAATATCAAAAATAAAAAATTCTAAACAAAAAGTTTAGGATAAGTCAACCTACACAACAGGAACTTAACTTAAAGGAAATACAATATGTCATCAGAAAATTATGCCAATCCTCTAAAGGAAGCTGAAACTGATATGCAAAAAGCAACAAAAACAATAGCAGGTTTGCTGGACCCAAAAAGTCAAAGCGAAAAAAAACCTGAGGAAGAAAAACAAAATTCTCCTGAACTTACACAAGAGGAATCTTCTCAAGAAGATCAACCTCAAGAACAGGAAATAAAGGAAGAAGAAACAGAGGTTGAATCGCAAGAAGAAACCGAAGTAGAAACAACCGAAGACGTATCTCAAGAAGAAGAACAAATTGATACTCAAGAGAAACAAGATTCCCCATTACACAAAGTCAAAGTGAATGGACAAGAGTTAGATGTTACCCTTGATGAGTTGAGAAATGGTTACTCCAGGGATGCTGACTATAGACAAAAGACTGAGGAACTTTCTAATCAAAGAAAGACTTTTCAATCTGAGTCTGAAAAGCAAAGACAAGACTATTCTCAAAAGCTAAATGAGTTGAATCAAATGATGTCTATTGCTCAACAACAACTTAATGAAGAAGCTAATCAAGTGGATTTAGAAAAGTTGTATGAAGATGATCCAAGTGAGGCCATGAGGATTGAACATAGAATGAAAAAGAAACAAGAAAAACTTGATCAAGCTATGCAAAAATCTCAAGCCGAACAAAAACAACAATTTGATAGTTTTTTGCAAGATCAACAAACTAAATTAGTGGCTAAGATGCCTGAATTTAATGATCCTCAAAAAGCTTCTCAATTAAAATCTTCTATGAAAACTACTTTGACAAACTATGGTTTTAATAATCAAGAGATTGCACAAGTATATGATCATAGAATAGTAATGTTGGTGAACGATGCTATGAAATATAGAAATATGCAAAGTTCAAAACCAGGTTTAGCAAAAAAAATATCTAAACCAGGTAGGGTTTTATCTTCAGGGGTTAAGCAAAATCAAAGTGATCTAACTACTAAGGCCAAAAGAGAAAAGTTGAGTCGTCTAAAGAAAAGTGGAAGCGTAAAAGACGCTGCAAGCATATTTTTAGATATGATTAACAATAAATAACTCAACCAAAGGAGACAATTATGGCACAGGTAACTGGAACATATAGTCAATATGACGCAAAAGGTTTGAGAGAAGATTTATCTGATCTGATATATTCAATCTCACCTACAGAAACTCCGTTTATGAGTGGTATAGGCAAAGAAAAAGCAACAGCCGTACTTCATGAATGGCAAACCGACAGTTTAGCATCAGCTGTATCAAATAATGCACAAATAGAGGGTGATGAAATTGGTTTTTCTGCACCATCGGCTACTACTAGAGTAAATAACAGAACACAAATCTCAAGAAAATCTGTGATTGTTTCTGGTACTTTAGATAGCGTATCAAAAGCTGGTAGAAATAATGAATTAGCTTACCAAATCTCAAAAGCTTCGAAAGAACTAAAAAGAGATATGGAAAGTTCATTATGCGCAAACAACTCACCTGTAGTTGGTAGCGATACTGCGGCTAGAGAACTTGCTGGATTAGCAGGTTGGATACAAGCAAACAATGACGCTGGTTCAGGTGGAGCAAATGGTCAAGTATCAAGTGCTGACGTACCTGGAACTGCAAGAACTGATGGAACTCAGAGAGCTTTCACTGAATCTCAACTTAAAAATGTAATTAAAAAATGTTGGGATGAGGGTGGCGATCCATCTATGGTTATGGTTGGTTCTTTCAATAAACAAGTTCTTTCTGGTTTTACAGGTGGATCAACTAGATTTGACCCTGCAGAAAACAAAAGACTTGTAGCAGCTGTTGATGTTTATGAATCTGACTTTGGATCAATGACTGTTGTTCCAAATAGATTCTCAAGATCAAGAGATTGTTTTGTACTTCAACCAGATATGTGGGCTACAGCATTCCTAAGAGATTTCTCTCTAATGGACTTAGCTAAAACTGGTGATGCTACTAAACAAGCATTGTTAGCAGAATACACACTTGTTTCTAAAAACGAAAAAGCAAGTGGTGCAGTATTCGATCTAACTACATCGTAATAGATATTATTATAGGGGGAGCAATCCCCCTATATGCAATTAACATTTTGTTTGGTCTTTGAAGTCAATGACGGAACGAAGCAATCAAAAAAAGGAAAAATACAATGAGAACACTTAACGATTATTTTCTAACATCACATATACCTAGTGTATCAACAGCATCTTCAACTTTTGTTGTGGTGCCAGATGGTGGTAGAATTGTTAAAATTTTTGCACATAACAAAGCAACTACTACAGGAACTGCTGCTATCTCTTTTGAAATAGATGGTGTGGCTTGTACGTCAGCTGCGATTAGTCATGTTGCATCAGGATCAGCTGGTAAACAATACGAAGTTGAGCCTACTTCATTAAATAGCGTTAATGAGGGATCAGTTATTGAAGCCATTACAGATGGTGGATCAAGTAACTCCTCAAAAATGGAACTTACTTACGTTATTAGAAGATAATAGAATTTGGGGGAACTTGCCTAGCGGTACATCCCCCAAGTACCCAACAAAATTTATTAGGAGAAATAAACTATGCCAATGGTAGGAAAAAAAAAGTTTTCATACACAAAAAGTGGAATGAAAAAAGCTAAAGCCTTTGCAAAGAAAAAAGGCAAAAAAGTAAAAAGTAAAAAAGGAAAATATTAATGTCATATAATTATGGATTGTTTCCAATTAAAACACAAAAAGTAACATCAAGTGGCTCAAGCGCTGCTACTTCAGATGGGATGTTATCGCATACACAATTTATTAGAATAGTCGCAAGTGCAAATGGCCATGTTGCTTTTGGTGGATCACCAACTGCTACAACAAGCTCTATGTATATCCCTGCTAATGATATTGAAATTATCAAAATTAGACCAGGTGAGAAAGTAGCTTTTATAGGTAGTGGCGATCTTTATGTAACTGAGTTAAGTGGCTAAGCAAAAGTTTGTTAGTTTCACTCCTAGAGATAAGCCTCCTAAATTAGGAAAGCACAAAAAATCTCAATCGAAATCGGAGAAAAGACAAAAGAAACAAACTAGATATAAAGGTGGTGGTCGATGAGTAAAATTGTTGAAAAAGATGGTTTAGTAACAGAGACTTTTTATGGTACGGAAAAGGGTGTTGTTCAAGAAAGAAAAATTGATCATAAGCCAATTTTAGAACACAATAAAAAGTTATATACTCAAAACGATGGTTACTCACCTGACAAAGGTTTAAAAAGAATAGCATCTATACCTACAATTATTTTAGAAATTTGGGCTAAAGAACATAATGGAGATCAAAACAAAGGTAATTGGTTTGCTTTACCAAAAGATGTTCAAACAAAAATTTTAAAAGAAAAATTAAATAGTTCTGATTATAGATATTTTAGAACAGCACCAGGAAGATT